TGTTTGCCGACGAGGCGGAGGGAGCGGGCTATCACAAGCGGGTGGCTTATGACGAGGGACGGTTTCCATTCGTGGCAATTACGAGGGAGAGCCTGAATCATCGACTTTTGGACTCTCGAGGATACCCCGAGCTTTTGAAGGATTATCAAATTGCGGTTAAGACTGAAATGGATGCTCGAAGGGACCGCGCGAGCATGAGTACGGTCCCACCGGTCGAGTTCCAGGTTGGTAGGAAGCCCGAGCGTCTTGGCCCCGGTAGTCAGGTTCCCGTCAGGCGGCGGGGCGAGGTCGGATTCCTCGAGATCCCGAAGTACAGCCCCGCAAGCATGGAGGTCGAGATGCAACTTCGAGCCTTGGCCAACCGGGTGACCGGTCGGGCGACTAGCGAATTGGATGCGGTTGAGGCGAATACGATCCGCCAAAGCCTGGTCAACCGCTGGCTCGGTGGCTGGAAGGAGATTTTAAAACGTGTATGGTGCTTGGATCGCGCATATGCCGGTCCCGAGATTTGGTTTCGGGTTACTAACAACGAGCAGGGCGCATCCTTGATCATGGACGAGACTTCGGAGGTATATGACTTTAACATTAGCTGGAACAGCATGAATGCGGACGAGGCCAAGGTTATCGAGAAGCTCGATACGGTTGGCAAGCTCATGGCTCAGTATGACAGGCAGGGTCAGGCTCGTTATGACGTCTATTTGCGGAAGGTAATCGAGGCGGTTGACCCGAACCTTGCGAACCAATTGATCGCTCCTCAACAGGAGGCTACCGACAAGGAGATCAAGGAAACTTCGGCCGACATTGCGAAGATCAGTTCGGGACAAGTCGTCAATGCTCCGCAAAATTCCAATTCTCAACTTCGCTTGCAAGTCCTTCAGCAATGGATTCAGGGAACCGAGGAGATCCCCGCTCAGGACGTTCAGCAACGTTTGCAGGAGGACGAAGTCTTTGCGGCGAGGATTCAGACCTATGCCGGGCAACTCGAGCAACAGCAAGCCCAGCAAAGGAACGCATTGATCGGCCAACTGGGGACTCCCCCCGGCAACGTGCCGGGCACCTCGGAGATGGCGGCATGAGTTTGCCCGAAGCGCTTGCCAGCCTTGCCGACCGTGATGATTTTCAAGTCGTCCGACGGTTTATTGAATCCCAGCTCGCCTTTTGCCTGGCGGACTTTCAAGACCCGGAGTTAATAGACAATCCCTCCAAGCTGGCTAGGCTGGCTGGGGAGATTGGTGGCCTTACGAGGATCGTGGAGGCATTGAAGGGCGAAGAAGATGGCGAGGCTGACACCGCATGAACAGTTCAGGCGAGCCCACCGGGCTCTTTTGAACCGCTGGCTCGAGGAGAGCGACATTGATGACCTCGAGATGGCAAAGATCGCAACCAAGGACATTGAGGAGTGGCTCGACGAGCCTGTTGTCGAGTTCAAGCCCGACCCCGAGCTTGAAGAGTGAAGATCTCGAACGTGTTCCTCGGTGGCATCTACGAGGCGGAATTTGAAGCCGAGGCATTGAGACGTGGGTTTGTTACCCACCGCCCGACCTTGCCGGTCGCTTGGGACTTTTTAGTTACTTGCCCGAAGGGAGTTTTGAAAGTCCAGGTCAAGGGAACGGGGGTGGTCTCGTCCGAGCCCGGAGACACTTCGTTCAAGGTAATGACCTCGCAAGGCTCGAACAAAAAGAAAAACATTGGCGAAGACGTTGACCTGATTGCCTGCTGGGTCGATCCGGTTCGAGTTTGGTATATTATCCCGACCTCGACCAAGCCGACCAAGTGCATCCGGCTCTTTGCGGCCTCCCCCCGCTCATCGAGCAAATATGAAAAGTTCCGAGAGAACTGGTCTCCCTTCTACGACCACTAGGCTCGCAAAAATTTTTCTGACCCCCTGCTAGGATTGTAACTGGCGGGACATCTTTGTCGCGCAGATTCAAGCAAGAGAGTGCGAACTCTACAAACGCAGGAAAATTATGGCAGAAAGTTCAACGACCGAGGCTCCGGGTACAGACGAAACGGGAGCAGAGACAGAAACGCTGGGTTCCATAACCACTTTGGAGGAGTTGACGGCATCGTTCGTTGACAAGGTCGAAGAGGCTGAAACCCAAGAGGATTCCGAAGCGGAAGGGGCCGAGACCTCTCCAGCAGATGCGGAGACCGAACAGGAGGACGTTCTTTTACAGTCAACCGAGGAATCGGAAGAGGAACCGGAGGAAGAAGTTGAGGAGGAGGAGGAAGAAGCTGAAGAAGCCGAAGCCGAGCCACCCAAAGCAGTAGGCAAGTTGCTCAAGCAAGTGAACAAACTCACCGCTCGAGCGAAATCCGCAGAGGAAAATGCCGAAGCTTTGAAGGCCGAGGTCGATGCTTTGAAAGCCAATCCATCCGCCGCCGAACCGCAAAAGCCAGCACTTGAAGAAGTCAATACCTTCGAGGAATTGGAGTCTTTGAGAAGGGAAGCTTTGGCGGCCAAGAGGTGGAGTCTCCAGCACATCGGCAAGGATTACGTCGAGGTAGACGGGAAGGAATATTCGGATGATGATATCCGGGGAATCCTGACCCAAGCCGAGGACTATCTATCTGAAAAGATACCCGAGCGAGCACAACATCTTCAGTCTAGCCAGCAATGGGCGGAGGACACTCAAGCGACTTTTCCATGGATCGAGAAGAGCGAAGGGTTTGAGGATCGAAAGGAAATTTTCGACCAAATTCAAAGCCAATATTCGCACATTCTAGGTTCTCTCCCAAATGCTGACTTCGTAGCGGCCACCCTCGCAAGAGGAGTCGAAGCGATCAAAGCGGATCAAGCCAAAGCGGACAAGCCGGCCAAGAAGAGAAAGGCCAAGGCTCCACCGCCAAGCGAGATCGGAGATTCCAGCCCACCCGTTCAAACGGCGGCCACTCGGTCAACTGCTGAAAAGGCGAAAATCTTGGAGCGTAAAACACTCTCGGAAAACGATCTTGCCGCATTTCTTGCGGATTAGATGTCAAAAATCTAACAAAATTTAAAATCTTAAAATCTTATAACTATGGCTATAGCAACATCTTACAATGTAACAAGCGTGAAGGGTTCACGCGAAAATTTGGAAAATGTCCTAAAAACTGTTTCTCCACACGAGACTCCAATTTTTAGTACGATCCCTCAATCTGCCGCTCCCAAAGCGACTTTAAACGAATGGCTCGTAGACAGCCTTGCCGACCCCGTTGGATCGGGTGGAAACATCGACGGGGCTGACCTGACGATTTCCGATGCCGCCAACTTGATCGACACTCGGGCGAGAATCGGGAACCGGGTGGCCACTCTGCGCGACATCTTCGCAGTATCGCGCCAGGCTCAAATGGTCGATGTCGCCCCCGGCGGATCACTCTTTGCGGCTTCAAAGGCAAAGTCTCTCATTCAGTTGAAGAACTCGCTTGAAGTGGCAATCGCTTCCGGCAACGATCAGTCCGCAGGGACTTCTTCCGCAGGTGCAAAAATGGCAGGACTCGGGATTTGGAGTAATCCGACCGCAACCGGCAACACTTTCGACACTTCCCTCAAACAGGGTTTTCGTGCAGTTAGTGGTTCCCGAGTTTCACTCGCATCCTTGACCGAATCCGCATTTCGTGGACTTCTTCAGGCTGTTTATACCGCATCGGGCTCGAAAGGAAGTTTTCGACTTTTTGCAGGACCGGCTGCCGTAAATAAAATCACGGATTATACCAGGTCAACGACCGCAAATGGAAACTTCAATTTCGATCAAAACGTATCGGACGGTAGCTTGAGGTTGAGTGTGGTACAGTATATCTCGGATTATGGGACCGTGGAAGTCCTGCCGGATCTATGGCTAGGTAGAAATGATGCAGGCGCAAGTGGAACGGATACGGCTCTTGGTACGGTTAATACCGACCGGGCTTACCTCCTCCCGACTGACGATACTGTTTCTTTGAAGTTCTTGGAAGGCATCACCGTTCAGGATCTCCCTGATAGCGGAGCCGGGCAAAGGGCATTCTCGGAGTGCATGGCTACAATCCGTGTGAGCAACCCTCGCGCGCTTGGAAGTATAGTTTAATTTCGGTAGTATTCATATCGTTATTGGTTGTGAGGGGGAGCCGGTTTATGGGGTAGCCGGTTCCCCCTTTCCTTTTTGAAAAATGAGTCTCAATATAATAGTCAAAGGCGGGAAAAGAAGTGGCGGGATGTCAGGCGAGGAAATGGCCCATTA